AGAAAAACATAGTTTATGTAAGATTGCTGTCTTGGATAGTATTGATTTACCAAATCCCCTAGGAAGAATAATACATAGTCTTTCCCCTGGCTTGGTAGATATTAACCTTTTTGATATTTGGTAGTGGCAAAGGGGTGAGGCACTTTTGTTTAAGAAGTCGTTTGGTAAGAAAGCCCTACCAAAGTAAATAAGATTTTTATAGGATTTGGCTAGTACCTCATCCCGCTCTTTCATTTCAGATGGGGATGGATTAATATTAAAATTGTCCATTATTTGCGTTATTTAGCGTTTTTATTGGAAAATGATATATTGTATCTAGTATTACCTACTTGTAGCGTTTTAGGGCTAGTATAGCTCCAAATAGAGCTAGTCTGTGTATTCCAATACCTATCATTAACTACTACTGCTTGTATTACCACTTGTTAGTTCCTTTTTCTTACCTGTTAACATTCCCTGCTCAAATGCTTGTAACTTCTCTTTACTGAATCCAGTAAACTCTTGTATCAGTGCAATAGACTCTGATTTCTTTTCTGTATTTAGCATACCTGATATTTTCATTAATGTTTCTAATGCTCTAAGCTTATCGTTGTCTTTGGCATCTACTTTATCTACGACATCCTTTGTACTTTCTAATAGATATCTTTTGGTAATACCAACTTCTGACATTAGTTCTTCTATTTCTTTATCCACTTGCTCCCTCACTGTTTTACTTTTTAATAATAGTTTTGATTTACGTCTAGCATCATCAGAGTTTGATGTTTTAGGATATGCTTTGATATACGCACTCTCTGGATCTAGACCCATTGCAATGTATTTAGAGAATATCTTTTTTTGTTTGGTCATACCGCCATGTAATCTAGAATCATAGTTATCTCTTTTTACAAAACGATAAATACTATCAGTTATTTCTCCTTTTAAGGTGCTTGTATCTCTTATCGTGACCATTCCAATAACAGTTCGCACATAATCTACTTTTATTCTATTTCCTTTCATTGCATCTTTTTTTAGTATCTGCACTATCTTACCATCATCTGCAATACACCACTGACCTTCCTTGGCTTCTTTCCAGTTCTTAATTAGTTTTTCAGTAGGATGTGCCGTACGAAACTCCAGCTCGCTTTCGTAAGCATAGTGCGTGACCCCCTTTATCTTTCTTGATAGTGCCACTAGTTAGGGTTGTTTAAGCTATACTCGTCTATTTCTATTAATTCTAACTCAGGCATGTTGTTTACCCGATATACTAACTCTGCTATTAAACTAATATCTCTAGACTTTGGTTCAATAAGATCTAGGATCTTTAACTGATTGGATATCTGCTTACATCTTTCAATGTTAGTGAAGACATCCTTGATCTCATAGTCACCTGTTATAGCTCTTTCAAACATTGTTTTTTCTCTTTCCATATTTAAATTTAATAATAACTTGACAAGTTGCAACTATATATAATAATATTATCTATCCCCCCTATTTAGCCCGGTTGAATTTTATAATAGTACTATAGTATATATAGTATAGTAGTATATATAGTATTTATAGTATTAATAGTATTTATATATATTATATATATTATTATATATTATATATATTATATATTATATATATATTATATATATAGTAATTATAGTATATAGTATATATAGTATCCCGAGCTCTATATTATAGTATCCGCCCTAGTAAGCGATCCAAAAAACTTTAAAAAATTTCAGAAAAAAATATTAGTATGTGTTTCTTTCTTTTATTACACACACTACCCCCCGCATTTGCTTTTCTCGTTACAAAAATCGTGTTGACTTTTTTGTTTTGACTTCGTGCCTATTAAAATAATGTTGGAACTTTTTCTCTATATAGTCATATATAAGTCAGTACATTTTTTGAAAATTTGGATGCCCGTAGCGGTGGCTACTGAACGTAGAAAGAAGGTAGCATTATATATATCTATAATATTATAGATGCGGTTGTCTATAATAACTTAACCTTAAATAAAGGAAAATAATCATGCATATACATGACAATGAAATAGTACCTAATTGGAATAACCAACAAGACATTACTGATTTGGTAATGGCTGAATCTTCTGTAACTGAATCAGTTCCTGAGATTCGTAACCTTGGTGGTAATTATGACCCATTTATAGAAATTCATAAACAACCTACATTCTTACCTAGTGGTAAGCAATCAGGTGCTTATGCAATTACTTTGGGAGATAATGAAAAAGAGGTTGGTATCGTAAAGGACAATTACTTGTTAATTGAAAATCAAAAAATATCTGAAATAGGTCAAAGCATTATGGCTGATTCAGGTATAGACTTTCAACCTGATAAAATGTTCTTTAATGGTAAGCAATTTAGAGAAATCTATGTAGCTAAGGATGCTGGTCTAGAGGTACAAGTTCCTAGAGTAGGTGACTTAATTGGATTAGTTTGTGAAATACAGAATAGTTACGATAGTAGTATCAAAGCTGGTATCAATATCTATTTTCAAAGACTAGTATGTGAGAATGGTATGTTATCAAAAGCATTTGGTTTTGGACATACCTTTTGGCACACAAAGAACAACGTAAATTGGGCTAATGAAATTTCAAGAGCTACACAAGTTCTTAGAAATCAATCAGGGTCTAGATTACAATCGTTTGCTGAGGCTTGTGGTAGATTACAAAAACCTATCGAATTACAGGATGTAGCTAATATTAGGGAAAATTACTTACCTAAGCTACCTACCCAGCAATTTGGACAAATGATTGATAAGTACCTAACTGATAAGGATTACTCCGCTTGGGGTCTTCTTAATGCTGGTACAAACGTCTTATGGCATTCTAATAAGCTAACTACTGCTAATTTCAACAATAATAGTTTAGTAGTAGATGGTATGCTAGAATATGGTAAGACATTGACACCTGATACAACAGACCCTAATCAGTTAAGCTTCGCTTAATTTTCTAGGACACCGCAAAACACCTGAGCAAGTGTATAAACTGCTCATTTTTTATTTTCTGTAATTTAGATCTGATTCTGTAATTTTTTTAAATTATGTAATTATATAAACTTTACGGAGGAAATAACTTTTTTTGTAATACAACTCAACGAAGAAAATAATTTTTTTATCTAAATAACAACGAGACGGAGGAAATATTTATTTTTTAAAATATACAACTTGACGGAGGAAGTAATTATTTTTTATAAATCAATAGATATTATAGAATATGCCGTATATTACACAATATTAGGCAGATTGTACGATTTATAAAGGCTTATATAATTGTAATAAATCCTACCTTTATAAACATATTATATAATAGATTTAAAATAACTACACTCTAGGCATACACCCCTAGCCAAATTAATTACATATTTTTTTATATTTTTTGGAACTTTTTTAATACTATATCGTATAGTATATATAACAAAAACAAAAGGAGTTTTTAACATGAAAGTAAATGAAAAATATATCGGTGAGTATCAATGCGAGTTTGGAGAGGAAGCAGTTTTTACAATAATTAAAAGAGATAGTAAATTAATTGCTGGTACTATTTGTAACGCTGGATTAATTGAAGAATACGATTGGAATCTAGATAAATCATTTAGTACAGATGAAAATTTAAATGATTTTATAGAGTACATAAACGAAGAAGAAGAAAGAAGAATATAAAATAAATTGGAACTTTATTTAATTAACGTAGTATAAACAATAAACAAAGGACATAAAACAAATGGAACAAAAAAAATCAGTAACAATAAAAAAAGACTTTGGAAAAGACAGAGAGCCAATTAGAGCAAGATGTTTTTCTGATAGTGGATTTGATTGGCAGATGATAGTAGTTAATCAAAATTGGGATGAGGGAAAAAACATTGTATCAATAGGAACTAAAACAGACCCCTCTAGCGTAGGAGCAAATAAAATAGAATTGTTTTTTAATATTGAAGATGTACCCGCAGTAATAGCAACATTACAAAAAGTAGCACAAGACACACAAAAAGAGCAATTCAACAGAGAAATAAATTGGAACTTAAACGAACTAAACAGATAATAAAAATAAAGGAGAAAAAACAAATGAGACAATTCGATAAATACAAACAGAATCTAAGAGCAACAGACAATCATGTTTATAGTTATGAAACTAAGGTGGCGGAGATTAACCACGAAACTAGAACAATTAAGCCCCTTGGGTGGTGGTCTATGACAACATCAAAGCACATAAATTATGTGGGTTCTGAGTACGGCTACGAAGTACAGAAAGTAAAGTAAATTACACAATAAATAAAGGAGTACAGAAAATGAAAATAGTAATTGAAGATTATAACGGAAATGATATATGTAGTTTTAGGATTCCCTTACTTACTAACAATTCCAAATTTTATTTAGATATGCTTGAAGGGTGTAGCCTTGCAGATATTGAAGAAGATGAAGAATTAAATAAATGTATGAGAATACAATTAGATAGGAAAAATAAATAGATTACATGAATAAAATTAAATACAAAAAGATCGGAGTAAAAATATCTGAGAAAGTATTTAGAGATGTAAAAAATACTCTAATAACTAAATGAATGGCAGATAATATAGGAGGGATTACAGACCAAGTTTTAGTAAAAATAATAAAGAGTATGACAGACAAAGAAAAAGAAGTACAAATAGAATATAAAACAGAAAGAGAAAAATAATACGGAACTTTATTTGATTAGTTGCGTATAATAAGAAACAAACAGAAAGGACATAACATGAGAAAGTATTTATTCAGAGTAGTTAAGTACGAATTATACGAAGTAGATGCTGATAATATAGACGAGGCTATGGATATATTATTAGAGGACTCTGGCGAACCTATAGACAATTTTTATCATTGTGATTCATTTAACGATACAACATATACAGAAGTAAAAAACAATGATATAGAAAAAGCAAAAGCAGAACTAAAAGAAGGAATAGAGGAGTATTAAAAATGACAGAAAAAGAATTTGAGAAAGCGACAGAAGGAATTACCTATAAAATGGTAGAATCTATGCAAAGTACAGAAATCGTTAATCATACAGAAGGCTACCACTTATACAGATATTCAAACGATGACACAAACGAAGGAGATTTAGGAATTGTAGTACTTATAGAAAATGAAACAGATGAAGAACTAGCAGTTGTATTATTAGATAAAGATGAAGAATTATTATTCGATATGTTAATTTAATTTGGAACTTTTAATAAATACAGACGTATAAAAAGAAAACAAGGAGATAAAATGTTAAACCCTGAAACAACAGAAGAAAAACCAAACAAGTGTTGCACAGATTTAGATTATGAGTATGGCGATGCAGTTGAATGGGAAGTGTGGAGTTGTGATAAATGTAATAATTCATATCTTGTAGATATTGAAATAGTTAGAGACTTTAAAAATATGAAACAAGTAAAATGATAAAAACATTTGACGAAATAGTACAATGGCTGAGAGATAGGAACGCAGATGAGAACAACGAATGTTCCGATACTTGGCTAGTTGCAGAGGCTTACTCTCTAGGAGAAATAGACCTAGATGAAAAGAGTAGAGGATATATAATAAACAAGGAGATAAAACAATGAAGAGAACAATAACAGAACATGAATTTATAGACGGCTTTAAAGGTAGCTACGCAGATAGTTTTACTTATGAAGGAAAGAAAGCACTCTATGAATACTTTACACAACTAGAAGAAGATACTAGTTTTGAGATAGAATTTGATCCGATTGCAATACATTGCGAATATACAGAATACGATGACTTTACAGAATTTTTAGAGGATTATGAGGACTACGCAAAAGAGCACAATATAAAAGAGATAGACGATATTGCAGAGCATACACAATTAATAAGGTACGATGGTGGACTAGACCATAAATTTATAATACAACAATTTTAGAAAGGATATAAAATGACAGAGGGACATAGAAAGACATTAAAATTATATATTAGATTTGTAATAAGAGATATATTAACGACTAAGGAATTACAAAAATTACAGAGAATCATTCAAGAAGAAATACAAGAAAGGGAATACTAATGGACATAATACAATTATCATATCATAGGAACGGAGTTTGTGGAGATGGGTTCTATACGGGAATCATTAAAACAGAGGATAATGAGAGGAAAGTATTTACTCACTTTCCAGATTGTAACGAAGAAGGCGAAATAATACATGGGGATAATTGCAGAACCGCAATACTAGACCTAGATATATTAAAAGAGAAAGAGGATACTAGATTCTTCCATAACTCATGGAGAGGCGACCACTACCACGATTTTATTGTAGATGCAATTATAGACTACAACAAAGAAATTGTAAAAAAGTGGGAACAAAACAATAAAGAACTAGTATAAAGGGTAAAGAAAGGAAATAATATGTATAAATATAAAGTAAATCTAAGGCATGAACCTAACCCCGATATAGAGTATGCAAATGGTAGTGGGTATTGGGGATTACCTACGGATAAAAAAGAGATTACCATTAAGGCTAATACATTACGAGAAGTACAAGATAAGTTTGATGATTGGAAGAATAGAAATGATTTAGGTGGTGGCAATGTACCCTACATTTACATACGAGATACAGAAAACAATAAGATTGCACATATAAGTTATAATTGTAGGATATGGGATATGAACGACAATGAAATAACAGAGGAATTGTAATGAAAGTGAGTGAATTAATAAGTAGAATGTTAGTTATTTGTGAAAGAGGAGATGTTTCACCTGATGAAGTTGAAGTGTTATTTAGACCACATTATGATTCAGATGATTATAATGTAAACTACGCACACGAAGACCTATTCTATGAAAAAACAAATAATATATCAACTAGTATAATGTTACTAGAAGATGATATGGAGATATAATATGAATAGTGAAATAATATCAATGATACAAAAGAGATTGGAAAAAGGTAAAAGGCAATACGGAGATGTAATAGATGTATATGATGGTAGGGATTGGATACAAGAAACATTAGAAGAACTATTAGATGCACAAGTTTATTTGACGGCAGAGCTATTAAAGCTTAGAGACTCTAGGAAGCGAAAAAAGATTGAAGTGCCAGTATACTACCATGAAGATGAGAACGGAGCATTTACCTATGATTTTGAGGCTATGGTAGAGTTTTTTAACAATAGATTGGATGAACTAAGATGATTACAGAAAAAGATCTAATATTTGATGAATTGTACGATGAGTTTAAACGTACTATGGATAACGATAGTGTGAACCTACTTGCCTATGCAGAAGAACATGATATTGATGACGATACAATGATGTTAATGTGGGAGACATACATAATAGAAGTAGGAAAAAGAAACGGAGTACAGAAATGAGCAGAATTAAGAAAGAAGTAACAGAAAGTCCATTTAAAGACCTAATACAGAGGAAAGATATATTCTCTGATATAATGTTGGGCAATTTAATGAGACAACACGAAATAAAAAGAAGTCTAAATAGAAAGAAGAAATACATACACGATACAGATAAAACAATTAAGGCTTGTCCCAAATGTAATAGATGTTGGGAGCGAACTAGATTAACGGGTAACCATAGAGATAAGAAAACAATCTATTATGATAACTTTCCTAAGTTTGGTAAAGAGATTAAATCGTGTAATAAATGTAAGGCACAAAAGGAGTTATAATTGTACAATAATGATAAAGATAGCATTTTTTTAGTGCACAAAACTGGAGAAGCGGTAAAGGTTAAATTAAATTTAGCTAAAAATTATATTAAAAGTTTGCAAAGAGGAGGTATACCCTTTCTAAGAAAGATTGGATGGGATATATCAAAGCAAGATAAAAGAAAGTATAGGAATTGGAAAGACTTAAAAAGAGAAAGGATATTTGGGAGTGGAAAAGAAAAAAGCAATATGTAAGATATCATTTAGTGGGAATTTCCCTGATAAAAAAAATATAGATATAGAATTTTATAAGCATAAAGGATTACTGAAATTCAATGACTTTGATAAATGCACTATATTACAGAATATGATCAATGTACTGACAGAAGTACAAGAATCTTACGCTAATAAATATTATGATGAGTTAGTTGAAAGGGGGGAAGCTTTAGGTAGTGGAATGTTTGAGGCAGATGAAAAATATTTAAAAAATTCTAAGAGGTGGCAAGGTGAAGTTTTTGTTGATACTAAAAATTAATTTGGAACTTTTTGAAACTTGGTGCGTATAAGAAGTAAGCACGAAGCTTAAAATAAAACAAAAAACAAGGAGTTAATATGAATACATTATTAAAAAATGCACCTACTTGTTCGGTCATTGAAAATAATGAGAACATTAGGTTTGATTCATTATCTAATCTAATTGATGATGTCAGACACGAGATTTATGTCATTGAAGAGGAGGAGTTAATTGAGGATGCTAAAGATACTTTAGATTTAGTTAAGCACTCTAACGTCAGACCACATACTTTAAAACAATATAAAGATGCTTATGATAACATCAAGAGAGAGTACAAAGAACTCAAAGATTATCTCAAGT